GAACTGGACGTACCCGCAGTAGCTGCGGTCTGAATGAAATAGGTCGAATCACCGTTGGTGTTTGCACCACTTCCAAGCATACGATACGGGCGAAGCCCGAAAGTGGCATTGATATTTGCCATTTGCTTAGATCCTTTTGAGATTATTCAGCGGAACGATTTCCACCGAAAGTTACACGAGTTTGCCGGTCGGGTTTAACCATCGGCATGGAAGGATGTTGATCACGCATCAGGTCGTTATCTACGGCTTCCAGCTGCTGTTGCGACTGATTGCGGTAGTAGGCTTCCCTCTGCTTGACAAGGTCAAGAGGAATACGGGCCAGAACAAGTCCGCCAACTGCGATCACACCGGCATGCTTGCCATCGTTGATCGTGGGCAGATCGTGGTCAGGGTACTCTTCTGCGCGAACCAATTCAAAACCTTCGCGTACACGGGCGGAAAGATTCTTCCGATCATCAAACCCTGCGGTCTCCATACGGATCCAGCGGTGCTTGTAACCCTCCGGAGCGGGGGGTGCGTCCAAAGTGGACGGTGGTTTCCAAACTTGTGGGCGAGCCTGTTTGGCTCGGGCAGTCTCGGAACGCGGCGTACGGTCAACTGACATAATCATTGTCCTAACATCTGCTTACGAGCATGCTTTGCATACTCTTCTAAACTAACATTGAGTGCTTTGGCAATCTTAACCTGACTCGGTGTCAAGGAAATTTTGCGCTGGCTCGGTTTTGAGGCTGGACGAGCTGAGGCCACAGGGGATTGTGGACGCGCAGCAGCCTCTGGTTTTTTGAACTTATGGGGGAAATCTTGACGCATACGGTGGTCAAGCTCCTCATAATACTCGTCGCTAGTGGGATCGTAGCCCTCACGAGTGATCAGATCGTCGTGAATAGCATAGGCTGTAGCCGTCATGGCACGGTCAGAACCAAACCACTCATTCCGTTCAGCCCAGGTCTGGGCTTTTGGATCAGGGCGGATTTCGGGTTCCGGAGCCCGATACTGGGGGGCCTCAGCCCGCTGACGCTCAAAAGCAGCATCCTGTTCCTGACGGAGACGGGATACCCGTAAGCGTTCGTTATCGACAGCAATGTTTGCCAAAAGCGTCTGAGCTTCGATCTGGGCATCGGGATCGCCCATTTCGATGGCATGCTTCAGCCTATCCTTAGCCATCTTTTCTTGAGATTTGATACGGGTATCAAACTCTTGGACCAAGCTCTGGTCCAAAATTGTTGCTTTTTGCTTGTAAGTATCAAGCTCGCCCTTCAAACCACGGGCAAAGTCCAGAGCCGCTTGTTCACGACGCTCGGCTTCACGAATCTTGTAAGTCAGTTTGTCAATGCGCTTTTTGACCTTTTCGGACTGCTCCTCAAGATCGCGCTCATGTTTGTCTTCTGGTTTTTTCTCAGGTTCCGGTTTGGCCGCAACCTCTACCTCAACTTGCGTTTCCGAATCATGATCATCCTCAAGGGTGATCTCAACGGAACCATCTTCTACTTGGTCTTCACTCATAGCAATCTCCGTTGCTGCACTGATCAGACGTTCAAAACGTCAGAAGGATCAGCGATGGTTGCGATGATCTCGTCATCGTTAAGGATACGGACTTCTCCGCCCTCGATACGGAATCGGGCTCCGGCATACCGCCCAAGCATAATCCAATCCCCCTTCTTGCACCACGGACCGTCAGGAAACTTGTCTTTGTCCTGATAGGCCGTAGGTCCAACTGCAAGAACGTAAGCCACCACTGTTGCCAGTGACTGACGCTCAACATATTCATCAGCCAAGAAAACACCGCCCTTTGTCTTGGCAGAGCCCTTGTATGGGAGCACAAGAATCCGCCAGCCGGTAGGCTTTGGGAGACGTTCCATTGCTGATTCTGGAATTCGGGTTGGGTCCAAGACCCGGTCTTCTTCAAGAACGAAAGCCTGTTCTAAGGCTCCCTTGGGTTCTTCTTTGATTTCTTCCTTAACTTCAGCAACTGCTGTTTTGACAGCGTTCTCATGTTGAAGTTTGGCTGCGATATGGTCTGGAAGAATGAGGCTACTCATCTTTGTCTCTTTCATTTTTTAGCAAAAGGCGGATTTCATTTTCAATTTCATCCCACGCTTCAAGCCGTCCGCGTAGGTGTTTGAAAGAGGCAAAATCTTGAACCGAGCCTTTTGTCATCGCTTCAAGGACTACTTCTCGCCTCTCCCTTATTGTCTTAAACAATTTGTCGACAATGTAAAGGTCGCTCACAGTTACTCCTTTGTTTTTGCTAAGGCATCTGTCTTTGCCTTACTCCCTGCCGAGGATCCAAAATAGAACTGTACTATTCCGGTCCATGCTGTACCCAAAGCTCCCAGCATATAGATCAGCGTTTCCGAACCAGTCGGAGGAACGCCCTTGGTCAAGAGCCATGTCAGGATACCGAAGAACCCAAACGTAACCGAGATAGCCAGAGCACGAGGAATCCAATCCCGAGTTTCCATCTGCATCTTTCGTGCAGAATCACGATCCTCGGAAGAGATTTTTTCGAGATCAATGTCCAGCTCCTTCATCTTTAACTTGAAGGTGGCGTCGGTTTCTTTCAGCTTCTGCAACTGCTCTGGCGTTGCGCCCATTAGAGCGGCTGACACTTCGGAGTCGTTTGCATCCGGATGGCCGAACATCGCCTCCGAAATAGTCTTGACTGCTAGGCCGGCCAAAGGGCCACCTAAAGCTGTAGCTATAGTGGGAGCTACCTGACCCAAAAGGCCACCGATTTTGGAAAGATCCATTCACTTTATCCTCGCACTAATAGAGTTGCACCAATCAAACCAATCACTGCCACAAGGCCCATAACGATCAACGTAATGACAGCAGCATCACGGATTTCTTCAATTTTCTGGTTCCGAATCTTCTCTGCCATGTACTTTTCCCGTTCAATTTCCTTGCGGATATTGATCACTTCACGCTGAACTTGGTCCCAAGCAGCCAAACCAAACTGGCCAACAAACATGTTCTTGGCTTTAACGGCCAGGTCTTGGGCCTCTGCTTTGGCCGTATAACGCTCGATAGCAATCTGCTCGGCAGTTTTTTTAGAAAAAAGACTGGGCTTGGAGGGCTCCGCAGCAATCTGGGTTAGTTTGGCAAGGTTACCCCAAAGCTCCGACAAGTCCTTTGCAACATGTTGAATCTCTTTACCCGCAGCAATGCCGGCCTTCAGACCACTGAAAGCTGTTTGGGCAAGGGCAAGGATTGTCAGAGGATCCATATCACTTTTTCTTTGCGGCTCGCATATTATCAACAAGGTTTGGGTAGGGTCGGCCCGCGGCCTTAGCCGCAGCTTTTGCGGAAGATTTCTGCGCTGGAGACAGGGCTTTTGATTTCCCAAGACCTTTGGGTCGTGGCTTATCCCAGACTTGCTTTTTCATTTGCCTTTGTTCCTTTTGCTGATTGCCGCAGCCTTTGCCTTGGCATCCGCCTTAGAGGAAGCACCCCAGACCTGAAGAGACTTCAGCAAGCGGGTTGGCTTACCCTTCTCGTCGTGTTCCGGTCCAGGCATATTGCCCATGCGAGCAAGAAAACTTGCTCTGCGTGGGTTGTCGCCTTTGAGCACAGGTGCTTTAAGATTATGCCCCTGTGCCTTTGCCGAAGCACGGCCCTTGGCATTAAGTCCACCTTTGGGGTTTTTACCCTCGGAACGAGTCCAAGCTGGAGTCTTTGCCATGGGAAATCACCGTACCAGATACTTAATCGGACGCATCATGAGACCGAAACCACGGGCTTCCTGCCGACCTTTAGGGGCTGGGGAAATAGGGGCATTCTCTTGATGCTTGTATGGAATTGTACCTTGGTTAACGATTTCCAAATCATGGGTGATTGGAACGTCTTTTTGTTTGGCACTTTGGATTGGGTTTTTCATTGTAGCTCCTTATTCATAAACAGGGGTTTTTGCGAAAGTGGGGGAGTAGAAGTTACCGGTATACGGGGTTGGTTGCAGTGACCCAAGTCCCTTTTGGGTAGGGCTTCCAATTGGATACTCTGTATAGGTAAACTTTGGGGCTGTACTTGCTTGGCCCAATGTCCCCAAGAAATTGGAAACAGTATCCTTTACAGTGGCAGAAGTTTCTGGGGTAGTAGCCTTTGCAGTGGTTGTTTCAGAGGGAAGATAGTCACCACCGCCCGTACCGCCACTCGTGTCCATACCCTTTGATAAATCTGTAGTGGGTCCGGAAACCATGCCCAAAGAATTTTCCAAAGCTTGGGCTTCAGCTTCTGTTTCAGCTACGGAAACACCGACAGATTTGTCTGCATCTTTGGAGGTGGAACTGTTTACCGTAGAGTTAGCGTTTGAGTTAGCGTTTGAGTTAGCGTTCGAGTTCGAGTTAGCGTTCGAGTTAGCGTTCGAGTTAGCGTTCGAGTTAGCGTTTGCACTGGTATTTGCAGAGGGACTCGAACTAGGGGATACCCCAACAGCTCCCGGTGCTTCCACCGTATTGGCAATGGCATTGGCAATAGAATTTTCGGTATTGTATGCTGCAATAGCATTCATGGCGGCATTCATTTGAGAAGAGGTCATATCTGCCATGTTAGGAGCATTTGGGTTAGGAGCCGTAGGGCCTTGCTCCTCGGTTCCCATAGTTACCCCAATAGATGGAGATACACCACCAACTATACCGCCCATGATGCCACCAAAAGAAGTGGCGGCAGCAGTATTTGCAGCATTTGCAGCATTTGCACTCATCGCAGCTGCGTCTACAGTGGCTTGTGCTGCCGCCAAGCTGTTAGATAGCCCCATAGACACGTCCGGTGCAGCTAGCCCGCTCATGACACCACTAAGGCCAAAACCACCCATAGAAGTGTTTCCTAATGCATCCCCTAAACCATCGGGACCGGGATCACCAACGGAAGTTCCCTGATCATCACCCTCTCCTTCTCCCTCACCGTCGCCACCGTCGCCGTCGCCGTCGCCACCACCGCCACCATCGCCACTATCATCAAACATTGGGATGCCTGTACGGGGATTAATCCGGCC